CATTATTGGAGGATTAGCTGGTTTCCTATTTCTAGGACCAGTACATGATTTTGTTCTAAGATATTAACTTAATTTTAAGTTAAATAATTATAGCATATTTTAGGTTCTTATATTATAAGATTACTTAAACCACATTTCTGTGCTTAAGTTGAATAATATAAGATAGGGGTTGTACCCCATCTCAAGATTTAGTTTAAGATTAATAATCTAGTAAACCTTGATTTATTATTATAACTCTTATTATTTATGACGATTGCTTCACCGGCCGATGGCCATGGTAAAGAAATTAAACCTTCACCAACATTAAGTCAAGATATTGAATCTTACGAAATATTAGGTGATAAACTAGTTCGTGGTTTGAAACAAAATATCAACAATCTCCCTCTTGAAGGTGTTAGACACCGACAAGAAGGTATTGCTGAAATGTTTAAAATTAATTCTAGAATTAATGCTAATATAGCATTAGTTAGAAAAAGTTTAAACAAACGCTCCGTTGAACTTCGAGTAGCTGAATCTAGAAAAGATAAAGCTACTGGTCGTAGAATTGGAGCGCCTAGTGTTATTCCAAATCCAGATATTGTCTTATTAGACCCTTCTGGCTTAGAATTTATATTTGTTAACGGGAAAGCGAGATACATTATCCCTGATCCTGCAACAAAAGAACCTGAGTTAACTCTTGAACCGTTATCTACTCCACTTCGTGAAGAAGATAATCAAGTTCCAGAATATTCATAATTGTTTTATAGGAGAATTTTATTAAAAATAAATTATTATCTAAATTTAATAAAAATCTTTCTTATAAAAACAAAAAGTCTCTTCCTAATAGAAGAAGTTTAAAATCTAATAATAATAAAGGATTCTCATCTTTTGATAAGAAAACTTTAAGATTATTAGCTCGTTTTCATAAAATACCCAATTACCGTTTTCTTTCGCCAAAGGCGAAATTAAAAGCTGTAAAACGTCATGAAGATGCAAATTTCTTTAACACTCCACGTATTAAACGTCTAGTGGTTAGATTACCTTTAGTTTATTCAATACTCTATAATATAGATATTGAATATTCTAAAAAGCTTCTTGAATATTATTTGAAATATTTTAAGAAGTCTGTTTTAAACAGAGGAATCAATTCAACTTTACAATTGCTTAAGAACTTTTCAACTATAGCTACAAGATATTCTTGTGGACATAGTTTTGATGTTCCTACAGAGACCCTAATTAAATTATCTTTAGAAGGATTACCTTTAAGGTTAATTCCTTTTAAAAATGATTTATTAGGTTCAATTGACCAAAAGAGATTTGCATTAGCTATAATTAACCTACCTAGGTTAATTATAACTGATGGTCCTTTTGATAAATACTCCTCTATTACAGAAAAGTCTGTTTATGAGCAACTTCCTTTAGAAGAACTACCTATATTAGGTGGTTATTTTAAAAGAATTATTGATAATTCAACCGATCCTGCTATTATAGCAGAGGTTAGTCGAATTAGATTATGCTTCATGAGAACGGTTGAAGATATATTTCCACTTAAGGATCGTTCAAAACGAATCCTTAGATTGAAAAAAACTCTCAAGATTACACATCTCTCCAAAGAATGGTCCTAACGGACCAAGTATTGGTGCATCCTTATTAGATTATAAATCCTTTGAAGATGACCCAAAACTTCTAAATAACATTAAGTGGTTTTCTAGTTTTACAACTAACAAACGACTTAATACTATTTTAGATCACTTAGAAAGATCTGAAACACTTGAAAGATCTATAGTTAAGCATGAGTCTTTTGGCTTCTATACTTCCAAGATTAAATTAAAAAAAGAATCTTGGGATAAAAGAAGAGCATTTGCTATAGCTGACTGGTTTAGTCAATCTGCAATGTGTGGATTACATGATTTTCTTAATGAAACGTTAAAAACGTTTCAAGAAGATTGTTCATTTAACCAAACATATGCAGTCAGACTTATCCAATATTGGACAAAGTTTGATGTTAATCTACCTGATAATCAGGTAAATTCAATTGATTTGACCACTGCAACAGACAGAATCCCTTCAGAAATACAAGCTGAGATATTATCTCATGCTTTTAGTTCTGAGTTCGCATATTATTGGCGAAATATCTTATGTAATAGAGATTTTATATCTCCAATTGGTAAGATTAGGTATTCTACTGGACAACCCATGGGGATGAAATCCTCATGGACAATGTTAGCAATTTGGCATAATGTTTGTTGCAGAACTGCACATAAAATGTGTAATATACAACTCACACCTGAGCCAAAGTATTGTGTAATAGGTGATGATGTAACGTTAAGAGGTCTATCATTATATGAAAGATATCTAAGAATTATACATTACCAAGGTGTTCCAATAAGTAAGACAAAGGGTTTTCACCCTGAAACTCTTGACTTATTTAACCCTATTAACCAAA